TAAATCAATTTTCGGTTTTGCTAAAGGCTGGGTAAGTGCTAGATTAAAAGAAAGAACATCTTGGGACGGAGCCGCATTAATTACCGCAGGCGTATGTTTCTTAATGTTTAAAGGTATTGCAACACTGGTTGCTTATGCCGCTATCGCATACGGTGCATGGACATTATGGAAAGAAGAATACAAAGGCTAATTAGTCTATTTGCAATTTGCTTTTTAGTAAGTTGCGCCACAACTGTTGAAGAAACAGGACCAACAGAAATGACAGGAGAACCTGTCAACATCGTCCTTAAAGGACAAAAAGAAATGTGTGAACGTGAACCTGAATCAACTCTTTGTAAGAAGGAAGAAGTAGATGAGTAAGGAAATTGCAGATAAAGTTCACGCATTAGTCGAAAGTAAATTTACTTATCTACATGATGATAAGCAATACATGCAAGCCGAACATTGGACTAGTCATGCTGATAAAGTATTGGCAGGCGAAGACTTTAGTGATGATTGCGACGGTTTTGCTAATACATGTGCAGAATTATTAATCAAAGAAGGCATTGACAAATCAGATGTATCTGTGATATACTGTGTGACTGAAACAGGTGAGGATCATTTAGTTTGTGGTGTTGCTATCGATGGCAAAACTTATATCTTAGAAAATAGATATGATAATCCTTATGATTGGAAAAGCAAACCAAAGTATGATTTTAAATACTTTATGAAGTTTGATGATCCAGGACAATGGTTTAAAGTTAATAATTAAGCAAACCTAAACGTCATAAATATCTTTATGGACGTTACCGAATACAAAGAAGACAAGCCCAACAAGCATTGGTCAGACATAACTGCGCCGTTGCATGTGTACAAATATTCTAATGTGTATGATAAAAATTATTATAAATTATTAAAAGATACAGTTCAATCGCACTTAGACAGACCTAATAAACTTACATATTTGACTCATAGAACATCATTTACTCACAATGATAAACGTCATCATATTATATCTCACAAACAAAACACAAGAGAACAGGAAGTAATATATGATTTGACTGCTGAAGAAGGATGGTGGCATCAAACATCTAATACAATTATAGATTGGAGTTGGGATACATTAAGAAATTCTATTCATCCTGTATTTTTTCAACATTTAAACTACTTTAAAAATAAAGAACCTATCGATGAAAATTGGGTTCCTCATAGATTTCATCTTAATTATTTACCTTATCAAAGTTATCTTCATCCTCACGTTGACATGGCTGATCAATTTTTTAATACTCCTACATGCAAAACTGCTAGGGCAAGATCATTGACATTCTATCTACATGATCACGTACAAAATTGCGGTGGAGAATTATATTCTTTAAGTGGTTATGTTTATGAACCTAAACAAAATGAAGCAATATCAATCAACGGTAATGGTGCAGTACATGGTGTTAATTCTAACATGAGCAAAGATAAAAAACCTCGTCTAGCATTTACAGTCAGATGGGCACATAAAGATGATTTATATTTACCAGGTTCTCCTGAAAAATCGATGTGGAGTATAGACTTTCCAACATGATTACTATTAAAAAGATTGGATGGGAACAAACCCGAGACATGTGGAAAATGCATATGCCAAACATGTCTATCGAACCGACAAGTGCAATGACATGTCCAAGAAGTATTGTTTTAAATGATAATGATGAGCAACAAGAAATTGATACATATGACTTACAAAATCAAAACTTTACACCTACCTTTTGGGGAGCATTCGACAATGAATTATTAGTAGGCGTAAACTCTGGTCACATGACCTTATATAACTTATATCGGTCCCGTGGCTTATATGTTGAAGAAAAATATAGAGGACAGGGTATAGCACGAAAGTTATTACTTAAAACTATTTCACAGGCATATTTTGAAAATGCAATTGGTATTTGGAGTTATCCAACTTGGACAGCATGGAAGTCATACGCAACTGTTGGTTTGATATTAGCAGGAGATGAGTTTAATTTTCAATGGGAAGAGAACGATCAAGGGCAGATGAATAGCAAAGCATTGAGAGTATTTGATAACGAAAAAGTAAGTCAAGTATTCAAAGATGTTAGATCAGAAAGTCTTAAGAAGATAAAAACCGAGTAAACAAATTGTAACTGTTCCTAAAAATAATGAAGCAAGGAGGAATGCAAATAACAAAATATTTGAAGCAGTCAATTCAATTGGTCCACTCGGTTTACCTAGGCCCGCAAGAGCCTTAAACGCATTTTTTAACACTAAAATAAAAACGAATTTAGATACATTACTGCACCCATCATACCTAGACACATTACTTGAATGATGGCAGGTACAACTACAAATAGTTTCATTACACTAAAATCGCCTTTCATAAAGAAGTCTGTCTCTAACCATTCTTTTTGTTGTTCTGGAGTTGCGTTTTTTATGCTGGGTGCCATGGCTGAATCCAGTATTTAAAAATGATTGCTTTTAACTTCTTCATGTTGTTTCCTTACATGTATGCTAGTTGTGACATGCATACAAACATCGACCCCCAAAGCATAGCATAACATAACGTTTCTATCTTTTGGTCGACTTTTTTAAAAATGCCTGATTTGTCAATTACTAATTTAATAGTATTCATAATACTCCTGTATGTCTGTAGTGTTGTAAATCTTTTATTTGACGTAGTGTTGAATGTATGCCGGCTCCACTGTCTAATACGTGAAGTGACACCATCAGCATTGCGTAAAAACTAAATCTAACTGTGTTTAACATCTTGTTCCCTCTGTGTGTTTATGAGGGACTAACAGCCATGATCGACAGAAGGAAAATAGAGACGAGTGTTAGAAGTTCTAATCTATCTTTTATCTTATAATGTCTATGCATGTGTGTCATTCCCTTTATTCATGTGTCTTATAAAACTTTATAACGTGTGGTTATAAATGTTTCGACTCTATTTATGCCTGGAATAACAAAAGTATATTTTATCCATAAAAAAAGGCGCCAATCAAAATGAGAGGCGCCTTGTTGCTTTTATTGATTTAGAATTTGTATACGTAACTCATATATAAATTATCTTCATCAACGTGATGTGAGTTGTCATCTGCTGAAAACTCTGACCATCCCACGGTTACGTGACCTTTCATAAATTCAAAATCTTTTGAAATTGTCCAGTGAGTACCGAAACCTTCTCTATCACCATATGTCAGATCAACGACTTTTAAAAGTCCTGTTGAAAATGATGTATAGTCTTGTGCATCATCTTGTCCCATGTAATGCGACACTGTGATACCTGCTAAGGTTGCAGACAGCATAATTTCTTCAAAGTCTCTACTTGAGTCGCCTCTATAAGCATAATCAATGTAGGCTACATTGAAGCCGATATGTTCCCAGTCTTTTTTAAGACCGATGACTGTATCGATTTCATGCGTGGCTTTGCCATCGCCTGCGTCTACTTCTGATGCCCAAACAGATCCGTACATACCTAACCACTCTGCGTCTAAACTAGCAGATAATTGATGGTTACCTATGTGCATGGATTGCCCTCGCATAAGATAGTCTGATGATACGCCAACTGATCCGCCTACTGTAGGGGCGGCGTTGACTCCTGATGCAATACAAACAAGTGATAGTGCTACCACTAATTTGATTACGTTATCGAAATGGGCCGATATAAGACCCTTAATGCTTTCTAACATATTTTTCTCCTTTGCTTAAATTGCAATTATTATTATATTATAAGGTGGGTTAATTCTTATTTGCGTTTGGTATTTGCTCTTTTTGAGATCGATCCGCCGCCAGAACCTCCAGAGCCTTTGCCGCCCGAAGATTTTTTACTGTCGCCACGTTTCTTCACTACGAAAAAAACGATACCTGCTACAATAGCAATTGCTAGTATTGTTTGAAAATCCATATTGTTTCCTCCATTAGATTTATCTTTACGAAATGGCATAAATGCTATTCCGTGTTATTATTTAGTCAAAAAACGGTGTTTATAATAGTATTATACTAATAAATAGTACTATTCACAAAGGAAGTAACTATTTTGAAACAAGATTCACCTGCATTTAACCGAATCAAATCAATATTGATGCAAGAAGTAGATTGGACACATATTGGTTTTAGTAAAAACAACAGCAAAAAATTACAAGAATTATATCGATCTTGGGCAGAAAGATACGATGATGAAATGCCTAAGATAGATTATAACTATACAGAGCCTATGAAAGCCGCATTTGTAAAATCTAATATTAAAACTGATTCTAAAATACTAGATGCCGCATGTGGTACGGGATACCCTACAATGGCATTGCATGAAATGGGATATACTGATTTACATGGCATAGATTATTCTTTAGAAATGATAAGAGAAGCAAACAAGAAAAACATATATAAAAGTTTGACAGTAGCCGATTTAATTAATCCTATATCTTTTGCGACAGACACATTTGATGTCGTTATGTGTATAGGGTTTTTAGCAAGTGGACATATGGGATCTGAGCCAATAGACGAATTTATCAGAATACTAAAACCAAACGGATATTTAATTTGTTCTATAGGTGTAAACGTATTTGAAACAGACGGCTTTGCTAAAAAGTTGCAACAACTACAAGATGACAATAAAATTGAGATAGATCATACATCAGATCCTTTCTTAGTAGTACCAAAAGCAGATTTTGGAACTGCCAAATCTAAAATATGGTCTATTAAAAAACTTTAGTCCTTCCATATTCCCTATAAATAAATGTGTCAGGTGTCGACTGGCAATTAACTAATTATCTATAGGAGATAAAATGGAAGATAAAATCAATTGGTTGAAGGTTACCTATGAGGAAACTGACAACACAAAATTAAAAAATCTATATGTCGGCTGGTCTGAGTGTTATGACGATGAGATGGTCGAATATGGATATGCATATAACAGATATGTTAAAGAACTTTTTTCTAAGTGGGTTTACAAAACTGCTAAAATCTTAGATTTGGCTTGTGGCTCAGGCTACGTAGGAAAAACACTACATGAAGAAGGATTTACTAATTTGCATGGTATAGACTATTCTACTAGCATGTTATCACAAGCAGAAAAGAAAAAGATATATCAAACATTAACTGAAGCAAATTTATTAAAGCCAATAGACGTAATCGATTCAAACAGTATTGATGCAATTATGTGTACTGGCTTTTTTGCTAGAGGACATATGAGAGCGCCGATATTAGATGAAGTGTTTAGAATACTTAAACCAGGTGGATATTTAATCTGTTCTATTGGAGAAAATATTTATGAATCATATGGGTTTGCTGATAAAATATCACAACTAGAAAAAGATAGTAAAATTATCGTTGATGAAGTTACAGAACCATTTGTTGTATTGCCTGAAAATAATGCAACAGCAGAGTCTAAAATGTGGGTTATTAAGAAATTATAAAGATTTTTTGCCCGTTTTTTCCTTGAAAATCCAAGGATTTAAGTATACTTCTTTATAAACACCCTTAAATCCACTAAATATTAGTGAGGAAATGCAATAATGCAAAACATTTGAGGAGGACTCAATATGAATAATGTAATCTCAATAGTCAATGACGTGGTCAAAGGACTAACAAACATCTTTATGGGACTTTTAGGTCTTGGTGTTTTAGCAGGCATATTATTCGGTGACCTATTAGGTACTGATGTTGTCGGCGGATTGCTAAACTTAGTCAACACTCTAGGCGATGCCGGACTAGTTGGACTATTAGTAGCAATCATACTAATTCATTTATTTACAAAAGAGTAAATTTAGAATATTAAAAAGCAGACTTCGGTCTGCTTTTTATTGGCTATTGATCCACGAATGCTTTTTCAATAACGAATTGACCAGGCTCTCTATTTGATCCTTCAGTCATGCCTAATGCTTTACACCATTCAATGACATCATAATTAAACTGTAAATTACCACATGCCATTACCCGATCATCTGCTTGTATAAATCTTGCATCTATACGTTGATCTCCTTCTCCTGTAACTAGTGAAGTGTATTCTAATTTATATCTTAGTAACTCATGCAGATCAGGTTCGTCTTCAAATGCAGACAGTAGTTCATACCAATATGCAAGATCGTCTCTGTTTCTTACACTATGAACTAAATGAATTTTATCATAGGCTTCTACTAAATTAATATCTCTTATAGTTGACATGAAAGGAGCAAGACCTGTTCCTGTTGCTAACAATACTAATCTCTTACCACCTTCAGTAAGAAAAGTATCACGCAATGTTCCAGTGCATTTTGGAAGCAACAGTACTTCTGCGCCTTCTTCTACTGTACTAAGTTGATTAGTTAAAGGCCCTACATTTTTAATGCTTAGAAATTCTAAGTAGTCAGCCCAATCAGGACTGACGATGCTATAAGCACGTAATACATTTTTACCGTCTACTTCTTGTCCAATCATTGCAAACTCACCTGAGTTAAATCTGAACGATTCACTTCTAGTTGTTCTAAAACTAAATGTGCGATCAGACCAATGATTGACTTGTATTACTTTTTCTTTTAACATGTGATTGGTACCCGAGGCCGGACTTGAACCGGCATGACCGTAAGGTCGAGGGATTTTAAGTCCCTTGTGTCTACCAATTCCACCACTCGGGCAAAACTTTTTGAACACTGGTGGAGCCGGGCGGGGTCGAACCGCCGACCTTCTGGTTGCAAACCAGACGTTCTCCCAACTGAACTACGGCCCCCTTTCATTTATTTGGATCTCCCCATGGAGTAGATTCTTCGATGGCATCTTGGGCACACTGTATGTATTCTCTGTCTTCTTCTGTCAAAACAGACCAAAACTTACTGATATTAAGAGTGTGTTCGTAGACTTCTTCTGCATGATTTAAATGATAATTGCTCTCCATCCAGGCTTGCAATTGATCCATTCTATCATTAATCTTCTCTTTAAGGTTCAAACTTTCCCTCTAAAATATGGAGCTCCAGGACGGATTCGAACCGCCGACCTACTGATTACAAATCAGTTACTCTACCAACTGAGTTACTGGAGCATTTGTTCATATATTTAGCAGTCATTATATCAGCATCATTATTTTTTGTCAACGGTTTTTTTACCCATTAAATAGTATTATGGATTTATTATCTTTTTCACATGGTCAAACACAATCTAAACTTTGGTTGTGTGAAACTATCGAACCGTATATACCAAAAGATGCTGTAGTCGCAGTGCCTGGGTGCTGGTATAATTTATTAGGTTTTATGCTTTTAACTCGTAATAAAAACAAGTATCAACACATCTTAGGCATAGATATTGACTCAGAGGCGATTAGAGGCGCTGATATGCTATGTCAGGGCTTTATGTTAGGCAGAAACTCACAGATCAGAAACAAATGTGCAAACGCAGATACCTACGATTTGCAAGGACATAATGTAGTAATTAACTGTAGTGTAGAGCATATGAAAGATGATTGGTATGCTAATGTTGACCCAAATGCATTAGTATGTATTCAGTCTAGTGACGTTACTGAACACAGAGACCCGTGGCTAATATCGAACCCTTGTCCGTCTATAGAAGTATTAAAAGAGAGATTTCAAATGTCAGAACTCCTATACTCAGAAACAAAATATTTCGACTACGGGAGTTCTAGTTATAATAGATTTATGTTAATTGGTCACAAGTGATGGCGGAAGATGAAGGATTCGAACCTTCGATACGATCTCTCGTATGCTGGTTTTCAAGACCAGTGCATTCAACCACTCTGCCAATCTTCCGATTTATTTTAGCCTAGTAATTCGTCGCCTTCGTCCCAAGCACAACCAGTTAATCCACCTGCTTGTAATGCTTTAAGTGTTCTTAATACTTCATCTGCATTTCTGCCGGTATCCAAAGCATTAATTGAAACATGCTGGATAGTTCTTTCTTTATCAAAGATAAACGTTGCACGATATGCAACACCTGCTTCTTCATTAACAATACCTAGTGTGTGCGATAAACCAAGTCCACAGTCGGCAGCCAAGACATGTTTAATATCACCTATTAATGAGTTATCTTTTTTCCATGCTAACTTACAGAACTCATTGTCGCCACTGATTCCAATTACATTAGCATGTTCTGTTAAAACATCCATACCTGCAATTTCAGTTGGACAAATGAAAGTAAAGTCTTTAGGATAAAAGTAAACTACAGACCAATCTTTTTTATGTGGTGTATATCCTTCTTCGATATTTACTGTGACAAATTCATTATTTTCATCGATTCCCGGAAGTGAGAATGCGGGAAATTTTTCTCCTACTGTTTTCAATATGTTCTCCTAAATAAGTTATTGTGTAGTATTTACTTGATTTATAAAGAGTAAAAATATTTTTTTGGTGCCAAAAGGCATATATACTTATATGTCACAATTTTGTAACATACCTGTCACTAAACGTTCATATAGTGACACAATGGAGGAAACCACATGAAATATGCATTAACTTTAGCACTATTATTAGGTCTGTCAGTTTCTTCACACGCAACTGACGAGAACCAAGAAAAAATTGTTATCCAAAAAGATGAAGTACAACAAATCATTTTTACCAAAGATAATTCAATATACTTTCACATGAAAGATGACAGTTACATTAAAGGTGATATAGTAAAACCTAGACATTGCAATTATTCAGCAAGACATAAAGTAGGGTTTCAGGACGAATTCAGTAATGAATTTAAACTATATCATAGAGAAGGCTTCCGTACTTGTAGATTTACAAATGTAGAGAGGATTGCTTAATATGGTAAAAAGATTATGGAAAGACTTTCATAAAATGATGAAAGCAGGAAGATTAAACAAAGTAATAAAATTAGTTACTGACTAGATTTTACTTCAATTTTAACTTTCTTTTTCTGATTAGAAAACTGAATTCTACGATTCCGTTGTTGGTTGGATCGCACCCGATTCGTAAACCTACGTCTTGCACTCATTAGATATGTCCCCTTATTAACTATCTAAGTTTTATAAATTTTGGATCTAGTTTCTCGTAAAAATAATCAGCAACAAACCCGTTAGTTTGTTCACTCATATGTCTAAAGTCTCTATTGCGATAGGCATATCCACCGCATCTTTCAGTAAGTTGTTTCATAAAGAAGTGTCTATCTACATCACTTAACATGTTGTCCATGTGATTATGCCCTGCTAATTGTGTATAGATAGCCTCTAATGAAGGCCAGTTGCTGTTAGAATATGTTTGATAATCTTGTTGTGCCATTAACATAAAGACATCATAAGGTATGTCTTTCCAAACTAATGGAATCTGTCTCATATAATCAAATGCATCTGGAAAATGTGATAGCAAAATTTTTCGCATATCAGGGTTCCAACACCAAGGTGGAATAAATGCGATTTCAGATCCAATTGGCCATTCGTATTCTTTTAAGATATGTATTTTTTGTTCTGTAGAATTAGCATCTGCTAGTTGATCTGCTGAGGCTCCACCATGTAAATTAAACAAACAAAATGTATGTTGCACATCAAAGTACTTTCTCATTTTGTCTACGATAAGATGATAAGAGTCAGGACCTAAGCCATCTACTCCACCATTAAGAATTGGGATATTACAACGTTCTTGTAACTGACTAGGCCAACTATGTTCTAAAGGTCCACCAACATTCATAGTAAAACTATCACCGATTGCTAGTATGATTTTTGCTTTTTTACCGTCTACGTTTAAATCTTCATAGTTGTAGTCAGCACGAAATCCCCATGAATTGAATGTGTATTGAAAATCTCTGATTGGATGTAGTTGCATGTATGCGTTATAGAATGGCATCTTACTGAACATTTCATCAGATGCACATTTATCTACTGTTCTGTTACGATACTTTAATAGTTGTCTCCAAAGTTTTTTTGGTAGTCCGAAACCTTTGGGAGTCATATCCATTTCTGTTTTAAAATCCTTGTAATCGTTGGGTTGCTTTTTCATTTATTAGCATTTTGTCTTCATTAGTATATATCGACCAATTAGCAATTTCATCTATTGTTCTTCCGCAACCTTGACATACTTGATGTGTTTCAAAGTCTAAATTACATATGCCTTTACAAGGAGATCTACTGCTGTTTTGTTCTGTAATCGTTGACTGCGGCTTTGATTGCATCTTCTGCTAATACCGAACAGTGGATCTTGACCGGGGGGAGTGCGAGTTCTTCCGCGATTTCAGTATTTCTAATTGTTTCTGCTTGTTCGAGGGTTTGTCCTTTGACCCATTCTGTGAGGAGACTACTTGATGCAATTGCAGACCCGCACCCATACGTTTTAAACTTAGCATCTTCAATAACTCCTTCGTCATTTACTTTGATTTGCAATCTCATAACATCTCCACATGCGGGAGCACCTACCATGCCCGTACCCACATCCGAGTCGTTATCATCCATTTTACCTACATTGCGAGGATTTTCGTAATGATCTAATACTTTATCACTATAAGCCATGAGTACCAACTCTCGTTGATACTACTTTGATAGTCTGATTCATAATTAGACTCCTTTGTCTAATTCTATTTATTCTTAACTGTTTTCTTCTTTGGCTTTTCTTCTGGAAACAAATCAAGTCTTTCCCAAGGTAAGTAATCTTTACCGAAGTGACCATAATTAGTAGTCGCACCATATATAGGAGTGAATAAGTCAAATCTATCAATGATACCTTTAGGTGATAAGTCTACATTATCTGTAATCCATTTAGTTAAATCTCTGCTATCTCTGTCACTTTCTACGTAAACACTAGTAGGCTGTTCTACCCCAATTGCATAACTTAACTGAATGTTAGCCCAGTCTGCTTGCCCACTTGCTACGATATTTTTTGCAAGATAACGAGCCATATATGCCGCTGATCTGTCTACTTTAGACGGGTCTTTTCCGCTAAATGCTCCTCCCCCATGAGGCGCCATACCACCATATGTGTCTACTATAATCTTTCTACCAGTTAGACCTGAATCTCCGTCAGGTCCACCAATAACAAATCTACCTGTTGGATTAATTAAGTATTGCGTGTTTTCATCTAAAAGTTCTTCTGGTAATGTTTTCTGAATTACTTCTTGTATTTGTGCCCTCACAGTCTCTATATCGACCTGATCGACATGCTGAGTAGAACAAACTACTTTATCGATACGTTTAACTGTGTTATCGTCATTGTATTCTACAGTGACTTGTGACTTAGAATCAGGACCTAACCAAGGAAGAATTCCTTGTTTTCTCACATATGACAGCATTTCTACAATTCTATGAGAATAATACAAAGGTGCGGGCATATATGTTTCTGTGTCTTTTGTTGCATAACCAAACATGATGCCTTGATCACCTGCGCCAAATGTGTCTGTACCTAATGCAATGTCAGGAGATTGACCATGTAACAAATTTTGAATGTCTAAGTGCTTCCAATGAAAACCTTCTTGTTCATAGCCGATATTCTTAACAACTCTACGTACAAGGTATTCAACATCTAAACTATCAATTGCTCCTTTGTATTCTCCTGCAACTACTACTTTATTTGTAGTTACAAGTGTTTCACATGCACAACGCAAAGTAGGATCTCTGTGTTGCATAAACGAATCAAGTATAGCATCACTGATTGCATCTGCAACTTTATCTGGGTGCCCTTCTGAGACACTTTCACTAGTAAAATAATAACTCATATATGTCCTTTAGTATATTGTATACTAATATTTAATACGAGTCAAGGGGTAGGCAGAAAAAGTTTTAGGCTCCAATTAGGTCCCAACAATCACAATTACAATGAATAACTTGTTCGATTGCACTATCGACATTTTGAGGGGGAACAAACGGATTATTTGGGCCTCCGGGGTTTCCGCCACCTGAGTTTGCACCACCGCCACCTTCGCCGGGTTCAAATTCTCCTCCTCCGGGTTCTCCTTCATTACCCTCATTTGGTGGTCTATCGATTATAGAAGGTGGACCAACTGATATTACTGGTCCTATAACTGGGTATTGTACCCCTGTAAACAAAGGAGTAAAATCTCCAGGCTCCGAACCTGATAGAGGAGTTAAAATAACTCCGTTATCTACTACACCCGGTGGTTGCACTGTTACACCCCCTGGAGGTGAAAGATCGGGCCAACCAGGATTCACCCATTGAGTATCACCGATTACAACTCCTTCTTGTGCACCTGGTACTGTGCCGTTTGTAACCAATGTTCGTATTGTAGAAGGCGCAATTCTGTCTGCAATATTATTATTAATAGGTATGCCACAATTTGAAAGAGCCTTTTCATTTCTTTCTTGTCTCATTTGAGCCATGATATTTTGCCCAACATCACAATCTCTTTTAATAATAAGTTCTATAGTATCTCTTCCTTGAAGGCCTGTTTTAAAGTCAGAATAATCAGGCATACTATCTACAAATGATACCAAGTCTTGGTTGGTGTATGTAAACGGGTCACGAGGAATTTCTACTCTACCCAAAGCATTATATCTACTACGTTGCTCTACCTTCATTTGTTTACCGCAAATTTCCCAAATAGTATTTACTTCTCGTATTGCATTAGGTGAACTAGAAGATATAGAATAAATTTCACTGTTAGCCGCATTAATATAATATTGCGTAACAGCATTATAATCATAACTAGATCCATAAGGTGAATTTGTTGCACCTGTTGCGGGTCTCCAATTATAAGTGCCTATTGGGGGAAATTCGATCTCTGCAATAACATCTACGTTAGCAACAGGGCCGCCGTATCCTGGATTTGAATCTTGGAAGTTAGGAAAAATACCACCTGGATTTTCATATCCAACAGGCGGATCAGTTGGCTGTGGTATTCCAGAACCTTCCCAATTTGCGCCGGGGACGCCCGTAGCAAAATAAGTAGGAGAACCGCCGTAAACTTCTGCGCCTTGAACTCTTCCGAATGTGCCGGCGCCATTACTACCTGTCTGTGAATCGTCTCTGCCTATACCTGTAATGTTAATTGTTGATCCTTCTGAATTAAATGTTGTGTAATTAATAGTGACTGCTGGATCTGGTGCGCCGCCCCTACCATATCCTCCACCGTCATTAGTTAGTGGGTTATACTCACCGTTACTTGGTTTAATTCTATAACCCGGTGCCCACAGTGAAGGTTGCCATTGATTATCTGTATATTGATAAGGCTCATAGGCAACACCGGTATCTGGATCTACGAGTACATAGAGCCAATCATTAAAATCTGGTTGTGTAGGATCCGGTTGATAATTTGGGTTGGTTTGGTTTTGTATTGCTGGGCGGGTACCGGGTCCGAAATTGATAACCGTATACTCTAATTCTAAAGTAATTGCGGCAGGTTCCCAAGATACTGCTAAAAACAATTGTTGATAGATAGCAGCCAAATCTGAAGATTGTGCAGAAGCAGTAACGTTTTGTATTTCATTCTCTCCTGCAAGATAACTATACAACTGAGACCAGTTATATGGATTACCTGACATATTACCGAAAAAGTCATCCATTCTGTAATTGCCGCCTACATTAGATCCTAATCCCATTTGCTCTTGGATGACTTTTACTAACTTATTATCTACAGGTCTTTGTAGTGATTCTCCTTGAACTCCTCCAGTGTTAGCAGTGGCAAGACCAGTATCATTTTCCATCAGTTCTAAGTTTTGAAGGCAATTACCTAATTTACCGGGAGTAATCTGTTCGATATTACTAATCTGTAGGAAAGTATATCTTACTGCGCCTGCGGCTAGCCCGATAGCCTCAGGTAAAATTTCATTTGGTTGACCTAAGTATGAATCATATCCTCTAGGTGCTACAAAGTTAGGTGTATCACTCGCCGGCGCCTCATTAGGATTAGGCGCTCCTTTTGTAACTAATGTACCAACGCGGGTTCTCAGTGTATCGTTGCCAAGTGCAGGATTTACCCCTGCTGATTCTGAACCACTCGGATAGAATCCATCTGTATCATAAATTAGATAATATGTTTTAGAACCTGTTACATTCAGTTCATTTTCTGATGTATTATATAGAGGAGTCGTAAGAGTTCTTCTGCTGTTATAAAATAGATACCATGGATTTAAACAATCTGCTAATGTACGTAATGTCAGTATATCATTATAAATTGGGTCAAGCCTAGTCTGTAACATAAATCTACTATTGGTTAATGCTGATAAACAGACTTTTAAATTTTCTCCGGTTATAGATAAAAATGCAGTATATATTTTTCTTTCTTGTTCTGCTGTGCCGTGATCGTTTGCTCTGGATAAACTTCTAATTTCTCGTTCTTCAAGGCCAGATGCTCCTAAGGCTAAATTTAAATCTGTTGTTAATCCGCCATGTTCATATAATTGCTGTAGCAATGTTGAAGGGAATCCAAATCGATCTAGTCGTTTAAAATCAAAGATTTTCTGTAAAGTTTGTAAGTCATCTGCTAGACCCTGTGTATACAAAGATACACCTGTTACATCTCCTGTAATTAGATCATTCATGTTACTAAATGATCCTTCTAAAAACTCCTCAGCATTTTGTGCTGTAGAAATTGTTCTATTATTATATTGTATAAAACTATATGCTTCGTTAAACGAACCTAAAAAATCTTCATATCTAGGAACTGCTTGTCCTTCATTGCCTTCTTTTGCATGCCAATTAAATTCATTGTGTGCTTGTAGAGCATGACATCTAATCCAACCCCATTGAGTAATACTATGATTTGGATTTGACATATTGTAAGGTAACCAAGTTGCTTGTTGTCCGTAATCTGTGGTGCCAGTTACGGAATATCCTGCATTTGCAGGACCAGGTAGTGCACCTGATATACCCTTTGACTGAGCAAATTCTACTGCTTTACAGTCAGATAAATATTGTGTTTTTCCTGCCCAAGATTCTGAGGCATCTTCTGCAATATATGTAGGCGGTTTTGAATTTCCTAATGCATAACATGATCCATAACCGTTAATTGAAATAAGATTGTTATATGTGCCCGGGGCCACTACCCCTCTTAAATAAGCATCATTAATAGCCCATACAAGCATTCTAAGCACGGTATTCTGAACTAATGCACCAAACTGATACTCTGTGTTTGATCTACTAATACCCATAAAGAATTGGGCATTAGGATTGATTCTAAGACATTTATTTTGTAAGAGACCGCCTAATACATTTTGACCTAAAGGACTTTGTTTACCTGTATCTGCCATATGTTATCCTACGGGACAAAGACCGTTTCTGCACCTTCTACGATTTTGTGTTTACAATCGTTTCCAGACCCTACTCTGAGTACGGGTTTACCTTCGCAAAATACTGTGGGACTACCTTCAGTTGTCTTTGCATTTTTATGAGGCTTTTCATTTGGCTTAGGATCATGTGGAGAAATTTCACTAACATGAAGACCTACTGGTTTTCCTTCTGCAAAGACAGTTTCTGAACCTTTGAGAATTTTTCCACCTGTAGTGTTTTTATCTCCTTTGCGGCTTAATTTTGCCATGTAATTTTATCCTACTAATATTTTTTTCTCCGGTACCGTTACGCCGGTTGTCGCCTCTCTATATTTGTCTTTAACTTCGTCTGCTGTAACAGCAATAAGAGAAACACTATTAGTATTTAGTCTTGGATTTTCGGCGGTTGATGCAGAAAATATACTAGGGATCAGCGCCATACCAGTCTGACTGGGTGCAAGAGATACTGGATCTTCAAGTTCAAAAAATCCATCTTCATTCCCTACTACTTTAGATACTACTTCTTCCCCACTGTTTAGTTTAAAAGAGTAGACCTGTCCTAATTTAATTATATCACTCATTATGACTCCAATTTTTGTTTAAGTTCAGTAAATCCGCCAACGTAATCTTCATCTAAAAAGATTTGTGGTGCAGTACGTGCATTAGGCACAACTGCTAGTAAGTCTTCTAAAGTATATCCGTGTCCGATCCTTTTTTCTTCAAAGTCAACACCTTTTGATTCTAATAGTTTCTTTGCTTGATCACAATAAGTGCAATTATCTTTGCTCCATACAATGGCTTTCATTCTTTCTCCTAGTTAAATGTTATATGTAGTATATTTAATACGATTTGTTACAGCAAATAAATTTTATAACTCAGGTAAAGCATCATAATCTAGTGATTCTGACATGACGCCTATTACATAGTTAGTCGATTCATTTTCTTGTAATGCTGTTTGCTTTTTGCTAGTATCACTGTGCTTATTAAACCACGGGATAGGACTTGCTTTTGGTGCAGGCTCATTATATTTTATACCGATTGCTTTAAGTGATTCTAATGCTGTGTAGTCTACAAATTCTTTAAGAATGTTTGCATTCAAACCGATCACAGGACCTTTCTGAAACAAGTAATCAGCCCATTCTTTTTCTTCTCTGATCACGTCCATATACATAGCATATACTTCTTGTTCACAGTCTTTTTGTGCTTTTAAGAATCGTTTGTCTTCTTTTACTACTTGATTGATGATCCAACCTGTCCAACCTTTATGTAGCAATTCATCTTGTAAAATCAATGAAATGATATTGCCATTACCAATAAAAATTTTGTTTTCTACCATTGCTAATGATGTAGCAAACGATACCATAAATCTTAATGCTTCTAAGGCATAACTCGCATGTAGTGCCATCCAAATTGCTTTAATATGCTCATACTCGTCAATCTTGTGACCCATTTCTTTTTTGCAATTAATTTGATGTAGTGCTTCATAATACTCGCCTACACTAGATGCCATATCTGCGATTTCTTTAGTATCATGGATAGTGTCAAATATGTCCTTAGGTACATTGTAGATGTTTCTAATGATGTGACTATAAGAACGTGAGTGAATGTTAGTTTCAAAGAAAGACCAATTGTAGCATAATGCTTCTACTTCAGGTAGACTTACTACAGGAGTAAAAACTTGTGCAGGGCCTCTACCTTGTAAACTATCTAATGCAGTCTGCCTTAATAGATTAGCAGTAAAAATATGTTTAACTGCATCACTAGCATCTTTAAAATCAGATGCATCCTTTGTTAAACTAATTTCTTCTGGTATCCAAAAGAAACCTCTAGCAGTTTCTTCAAAGTTTGCTATCTTATCATATTTTACTTCTTCAAATCTTTGGATAGTTACAGGACCCGATGGATCTAAAAACATAGTGCTATCTAAATAATTTGTTTGTTTTGCTAAATCGTATTGTTCTTTACTCATAATTAACCCTTATAATTTACATGCTTCACAGTCATCATCATCAAATGCTGGCTCGTCAATGTATTGTTTTGCTATTTCTACTATTTGTTCGTCTTGTCTTTTGACTCCTGCTTTATTTATTAAAGAATAATAAAAAGTCTTAAGTCCCCATTGATGTGCCTGCATTAAGTTCTTTGCGATCAGTGTCGTAGGCACTTTCTGATCTTTAAAATGTGCTGGATTGTAAAATGTATTTGTTGATATACTTTGATCAACATAAGCCGCTAGTACTGCCGCAGTCTTTAAATATGCATCACAGTCTTGTTGTTCCCACATCAATTGATAAGAGTTTCTTACACGTTTGATATGATAGTCTGGTACTACTTGTGTGAGTGATCCTGCTTTACTTTCTTTAACAGAGATTAAACTCATTGGCATTTCAATGCCGTTTGTAGAATTAATAACTACACTAGATGATTCTACTGGAGCGATTGCCATTAGAGTTGCATTTCTGACACCGTGTTCTTTCATTTCTTTTCTTAATGATTCCCAATCACACTCTGGCTTAAAGTTTGCTAGTTTATTAACACCCTTTGCTCTACGTTCCCAAGGGAATTTGCCTTTACCGTACCATGTCTTATCACTATCTAAACATTTGCCTCTTTCTTTTGCTAGTTCTACTGTTGCTTCTGTTAAGAAAAATGCTTGATGTTCCATCCAAGTTTTAACATCTTGTAATGCATCTTTGTCACCATATATGTAGTCACGTTTTGCATGCCAATATGCTAGATTAGTAACACCAATACCCAAAGGTTGTATTTCATCATTGCTTAATTGACTCTGAATCGATAAGAAATCTTGGTAATCTAAGATATTACACAAACTACGTTGTAGTACACGACATGCTCTACGCATGTCCTCAGGGTGTCTGAATGCTCCCCAGTTGATCGATCCCAGTGTACACAATGCAATACGTCCCTCATCATCATCTAAACGTTTAAAAGGCTTTGTAGGTAATAATATCTCACAACATAGATTACTCTGATAAATTGGATGTTCTGTAGTGTCAAACGGACCTTGATTAGATACATTATCTACATACACTAAGTAAATTCTTCCTGTATCTGTTCTTTCTTTTAATACACCAGATTTAAATACTTCTTCTGCCGACATTACTTTCTTACTGAGGCTACGGGACCTTTCATATTTGAGATACAGTTCCTCAAATTTAGCAGTATCTGAATAGAATGCTTCATACAAATCAGGCACTTCGTTTGGATCAAAGAATGTAATGTTTTCTTTGTTTTTAAAACGTTTCCAAAAGAATGCATTAAGACATACACCATAATCCATATGTCTTACTCTTGTTTCTTCAGTACCTTGATTGTTCTTTAGTACAATTAAATCATCAAATTGATGATGCCAAATAGGATAAAAGACTGTAGCACTAGCATTACGAATGCCACCTTGTGAGCATGAACGTAAGTCTCCGAACCACTTCTTTAAGAAGGGTATCATTCCCGTGTGCATGATCTCTCCGCCTCTTATAGGCGCCCCTAGGGGTCTTAAACGACCTATTTCAAGACCTATGCCAGCACGTTTACTAGCATACTTAGCCATCATTTCACCTGATGCAAAGATACTATCTAAGTCATCATCACTTTTAATTAGTACACAAGAACTGAACTGTTTGGTAGGTGTCCCTAATCCAGCAAGTACAGGAGTTGCTAGTGTAAATAAACCTTCACTAGCACAGTTATAATACTCTTTAATATATTTCATTCTTGCTGACAACGGTTCTTCTTTATGAAATACTGTTGCGGCCGCAACCATATATCTAACTTGCGGAGTTTCGTATATCTGCCCTGTTGATCTATTTCTGACTAGATATTTACCTATCATTTGTTCGATAGCGGCATAAGATAGATTTTCATCTTTCTCATGGTTGATGATCTTTTCCATTTTGTTCCAATCATCTTCAGAATACCATTCAAGCAAGTCTGTAGTATATAAACCTGCTTCTATATTCTTCTTAACAATCTCATATAGATGAGGAGGTTGATAGTCTCCATATACATCTTTACGTAACATAGATAGACGTTGCTTGCCTGCAACAAACTGATAATTGGTGTGTCCTGTTTCGGGTGCTTGTTCTTCATCAATCAAATCAACGATAGCACGTAGTGTAAGTTCATCAATTTCTCTTGTAGTGATACCATCAAAGAAGTGTGGTTGCGATGTAATTTCAATCATCGATTGTGATACATCTGATACTCCCTCACATACTTTTGCTACTTGTGCTTGCCACTTTTCTAGTTGTAATTCTACTACCTTTCCTGATCTTTTAGTGACTTTAATGTTCATTCTTTACCTAATTTATTTTGTTATACAACGGTTCTATGTCAATATGCTTGACATTCTTAAAATCCGACAGCACTGTATTTACTACAGAGTCCGGCCAGTAATTCAACACATACTTTGCGTTGTCTACTAGGACTAATACTACTTCTGTATCAGTATAATCTATTGCTGATACTAAGTCAACACCTTTTATGCCCAATATTGCCAAAGTATATATGTTACCCAATGCACGTGCATAAAAACAGTAATGATTATCTTGTAAGAGTTGCCATGGATTGGGCCAATCTTTTATATCATGTGGATGTAGATAATAGTTATTTAGTGGACATTGTTGCCAAAATTTATCTACGTCTATACATATTTTTTCTAAATCTGAATCTTTTAGTGATTCACGTAATTGATACCATTCGGCCAGCCGAGTATCGAAACTCATCGTAAAAGTATTCATATATCTACTTATCTTAAATCAGGTTGTCGAACAAATTCCATATATGGAAAGAGAGTCTTTCGACTCTCTCTACATGTTAAGTGTGACTTAACGATTCTAAGGTAGTTAGAATTAGTTTTTGCCTACTAGTACTTCGACTACGCCGTCTAAACCATCGTTGAAATCTGAGATTGCTTTACCGATGATAGTACCAGGCTTGATGTTTTCAGGGTCACCTGCACATCCATATCCTGCATTTTCAGAAGTAACAATTAGATCACCTTTTATGACAGGACCTATAACTTTACATGGTACACGTCCGATCAATGCTAGTTCTACAACAAATTCGCCTTCGCCTGCAGTACATTCTGCGTTATAGACTTGAGCAGGATTAGTTGTAACAATACCTGCAACAGTATGCGATGCATGTTGACCTGTTACTGACAATTCTGCATCACCGCCGAATACTACAACTGTGCCAGGCTCATAGTCTGAGTCTGCTGTGTATTTCTCCGCCAAGTCAGCATATGTTGCGTTAAGTGTTGATCCACTAGTTAAAGTCCAGTCACCGATAATTGAACCTGATGTTGAGTTTGAACCTGATGTCAATGTTTGTGACTGTAATGTTCCGCTGTTAGTAGTACCTGATACTGTTAATGAGCCTAAAGTACCGACTGAAGTGATGTTTGGTTGAGCCGCTGTTGTTACAGTACCAGCAGTTGTTGCTGATCCTGCACTTCCTGCTGAACCTGAAACATTAATACCCCAAGTACCTGATGCGTTTGTACCAGTTGTACTAGGTGCTCCAACTGTGTTATAAGAAACAGTTCTTGCTGTTCCACCATTGAATGTTGTGCCTGAGGCTGCACCTGAACCACTGTTGTTAAATGTAACAGAGTTATCTACACTACCTGCTGTTGTAGCAGAAGCGGCTGATCCATCAATTGAACCAGAGATTGTAGATGATACTGTTAATCCTGTTAGTGTACCAACAGAAGTAATGTTAGGTTGTGCGGCACTTGAAACAGTTGCGGCATAACCTGTTGTGTTTTGGTTAAGTGTTGAAACGTAAGCCGCTCCAATTGCTGTACCTTGCCATACACCTGTATCAATTGTACCAACTGATGTTAGTGATGAGTCTACAACACTTGAGTTAAGAGTTGTGCCTGTTAATGCGGCCGCATTTGCTGTAATTGCAACATTAGCCGCCGCTGTTAATTGACCTCTACTATTAACTGTAAATGTTGCATTGTGAGTTCCGTTACCGTATGATGCGGCTGATACTGCTGTATCTGTAATAGAGAACTCTGAGCCAGTTAGTGTAAGACCTGCGCCTGCTGTAAATGTACCAGCACCTGAGAACTGAACAAAATTTACTGCATTAGTACCAACTGTTGCTACTGCATCAGTCATTACCCAACCTGTATCATTGTATTGTGTACCTGTGGATACGAATGTGAAATCTCCACCTGCCATTTCAGTTGGTGTGTCGAAATCATCTGCTCTTGTCAGAACTGTAGATGATGTTTTAACGTAAATACCATTGTTTGCGGCTGTTGATTCGTCTTTAACAAGAATTCTTTCTCCGTTTGAGAATGATTCACCGTCAATTGTATCAAAGTTACCAGAAGATGTTGTTAATGTTGCGCCAACACCTGCTGTTCCGTTATCATAAGTGATTGTTCCACCTGTGATAGATGTAAGTGTTCCTGTAGTTGCAACTTCACAAGACTCATGTACATGTAAGCCTTCTGCAACACTGTCAACATATGCTTTTGTTGCGGCATCTGTTGCGGCTGTTGGTGTTGCTAGTTCTGTAATTCTTGCTGAGTTTACATCAACTGAACCAGAACCTGTTGTTACTAATGTGATAGGCTGATTAGTTCCAATTGCTGTAATTGTAACTCCACCTGTTTTACCAACAATATCATCAGTTACAACGTTTGCTGTTGTATCAACGTTACCTGAAGTTGTTACAGCACTTAAAGTACCTACTGAAGTAATATTAGGTTGTGCGGCTGTTGTTACTGTACCTGCTGTTGTAGCACTTGATACTGTACCTGTTACATTAGCGCCTACAACGTTTGATAAACCACCTGCATCACCTGTAAACACTCCTGTGTTTGCTGTGATTGCTGAAGCAGTGATTGTTCCGTTAACACCTAAGCCAGTTAATGTACCTAATGATGTAATGTTTGCTTGTGCGGCTCCTGATACTGTTCCTGCTACTGAAGCAAGAGCAACTGTACCAGAAACGTTTCCACCTGCGACTGCGTTTGCAGTTGCGGCAAAGTCAACTTCTCCTGTTACATTAGCGCCTGCTACTGCATTTGCTGATGTTGCACTTGTTGCTAATGCGACTGCGCCTGATACGTTTCCACCTGCTACAGCATTTGCTGTTGCGGCGAACGCAACTTCACCTGTTACGTTTGCACCAGCAGTTGATGATAAGTTAGCACCATCTCCTGATACGTATGTGAATACACCACCTGTGCCATTAACATTACCTGCGCCAACATTACCTGTAACAGATAGTGAACCTAATGTTCCTACTGAAGTAATGTTAGTTTGTGATGCAGTACCTAAAGTACCGTTTAACGTAGTTGCTGTTACTGTTGATGCTGACAAGACATTCGTGTCTTTGTCAAATGTAAATGTTGAATCTGCTCCGAAGTCTCCGTCGTCATTAAAGATAACTTCTGTATTTGAACCTGCTGGCTGTTGAAAGTCAACTGGTGCTCCGTTTGCATAATAATAGTTGTCTGTTTTAATACCTGCTGTTGCAGTAATATTACCTGTTACGTTTAAGTAACCTGTTGTTGAAATACCTTCAGCATTATCAGTAGATTCGATCATAAAGATGTTTGCTTTACCTGCTGAACTCCATCTTAATGCGCCTGCTTCGTTGTCTGCAACTTCCCATGTAATTGGGTTTTCTATAGTTCCGATGCTACCTTGTACAAGATACAAAGAATAGTTAGAAACACTTGAACCAGAAGCAAGACCATATAAACCTACGTTCATACCACTAGCATGTACTCCGGCTGTTGTACCACGTACACCTACTGCCGCTCCAGTGTCATTAGTGTCTCCTATGAGACCTTGTCCATAAACACCAGTACCTTTATCTGATCCGTCTGTTGCACCATAACCATATACACCGATACCATTGATGCCTGCTGTTGAGTTCGCCGCGGCTTCACCAACAACACCGATGTTATCACCTAATGATGAACCTGTGTTGTCTTTGCCGAATATTGCTGTTGCGTTTCCGAAATCTGATGCAGAACCTTCTCCACCAACAACACTTGTTAATGTACCAACACTAGTAATGTTTGGTTGTGCGGCAGTTTCGACTGTACCCGCTGATACTGCATAAGTTGCGTTTGCTACTGTGCCTGTAACGTTTGCACCGGCGATTGCTGATAATCCAGCACCTGAACCAATGAATACGTTACCATGAACGTTACCATATGTATTAACTGAGATTACTTCGTCTGTGTTAGTAACATCAGCACCGAAGATAAACTCTGATCCTGAGTTGTCCCAACCCATGAATCCTACAATTGCACCACCGTCATAATATTGTAATGCTGTACCACGATCTTTACCGTCATCTGAAGTAGGAGCCGCTCCGTTTGGGCCACCTCCCATTGTGATAATTGGATCTTCGACATCGAAAGAACTTACGTTGACGTAAGTTAAGTCTCCGTTAACTGTTAAGTTTCCACCAATTACTCCGTTTCCTGAAATACTTAAATCTGTACCACTTATTGTGTTAGTTGCGTTAAGGTTTCCGGCGTCTGAATTACCTGTTACTGCTAGTGCTGTTAGGGTGCCAACACTTGTAATATTAGTTTGAGATGCAGTTTGTAATTCACCTGTTAATGCAGTTGCAACAACATTAGTTGATGATAGGGTATCAGTTGTTTTGTCAAATGTAAATGTTGAGTCTGCACCAAAATCACCTTCATCATTAAAGATAACTTGTGTGTTTGAACCTGCTGGCTGTTGCAAGTCCCATGCAACTCCATTAGCATATAAAAGATTATCTGTTAAAACTCTAGTCGCCGCAACGTTTCCTGTGACAGTTAATACATCAGTGGCTTTATCAAACGTAAAGTTTGCGTCGCCATTAATTGCATTATCATCATTAAAAAAGACTTGCGTATTTGACCCACTTACTGTTGGGAACGATTCGACCGATCCTGAACTCTTTTTGACTGACAGTACATCTGAATCACTTAAGAAGATTGTACCTTTTCCCGCAGCCGGGGTGGGGACTGATGCCGCCGTATTTTGTTTTAATATTAACATTTCCTATTACCCTATTATAGTTAAATTTGCCTTTTGAGCATAATTCTATTTATCGTTATTTCCCGAATTGATTTTTAGTCTGGGACATACGTACCCATTAAATTAACACTAGTACTGCTATTTTCAGGTGATGCTCTTAATAATACATTAGTCCCTGACATTACAGTAGATAATGTAATTAAATCTGCACTTGTTGTCGATATTGAACCGTATACTGTCATTATCGGAGTTACACCGTCATGTACAAGAAGTACCTCTATTGCTTGATAACCCGTGTTATCCGAAACCTTAATTGTATATTTTGCTGATCTATAAGAAGATGCGGCAAATGTATCAATTGTTGTATTAGCACTTCCTACAGAAACTGCTGTTCTGCTACTATATAAATCGTCAACTGATAAAGTTGTTGAATTTAAATTGTCCGCAGACACGTTACCACGTGCTGTTAATGTTTTGCCTGTACCACAAATTACAACGTTAGCATTTAATCCGATATTAACGTCTGTCATTGTAGTTGTGAATACACCGGCTGTTGTTGTACTTGTATCTACTGATATAGTACCTTGTCCGACACCTGTGCCAAATAGCATATCGCCAGATGTAGATATAAAGTTATTACCTACTACGTTGCCTGATGCTGTCAGTAATCCTGAAGCATCTGCAAATGTTAAGTTACCTGATGCACCAAATGATCCGTTGTCATTAAACTGTACTTGTGTATCAGAGCCTGCCGCTGATTCACCAAAAGTGATTGCGGCTCCATTTGCATAATAATAATTGTCTGTTTTAATACCTAATGGTACGACATTACCTGTCGTAGTTAAGACACCACCGCCTGACATTGAAAATACGTCAGCATTTCCAGCAACACCCATTGTGACTGCTGAACCTGATGTGTCTATAGATACATTAGAGTTACCATGTGATATTGCATATGTATGAAAATCAGAAGTACCCTCGAATATAAATTGTCCGCCGTCGCCGTTAGTCATGACCATAGCGCCATTTGCGGCTTCTGCTATCGACCCACCACCTAAGAATATAGAAGTTCCTGCAAGATATAGATCATTCCAACGTTGAGTTGCTGATCCTAAATCATATGTGACATTTGCACTAGGAATAATACTTCCAGTAGGGTTAATATTTCCTGGTACATCTAAATTACCTGATGTAATATTAAATGTAAATCCTGTGTTACCATAGAATGTACCTGCATTATCAAAATAAATCTGTGATGATTCTGCATTTTGAGAGACACCTACTTCGATAAGAATACCTTCTACATCTAGTTCTCCATCGATTGTGATTGCTTCTGCGAACAGACCCTGAAGATTAGCACCGATTGTATATGATTCAGATGCATTAATTTGATATGGCATAACTGCGGCTGAGTTTGCCGCCATGCCTGCTTCACCAAATGATAATGTACCTGAACCATCAGTGATGATTGCTTGGTTTGCGGAGCCTCCAGTAATCGTAATATTGCCAATAGCACCTAGATCAGATAGTCCAGCACTAACATCTAAGTTAGTAGGGGTAACATTACCCACATTACTGACTATCTCAACGGGCGTTTCGGCTACCGAAAACCCTCCAACTGAGTTAAAGGATCTAATTCCCATTATTAAATAAACCTATATTGTGTAACCCAAACAGTTGAATTAGTTGATGCTGGTGTTACCAACAATTCTAAGTCACTACCGTTTAAGCCTACTGCTAATACACCAGGTGCTCCTGTTAAGAATGTCTGACCGTATGTAACGAAATCAACTGTTGATCCGTCTGTTACAGTTAGTACTGATGCTACAGAAGTATTTCCTGATGTTGCGTCATATCCTTTTACTAAGAACTCAATTCCGTTTATTCCTGAAACTGCGAAACTAGCAATTGCTGTTTGTGATGTAGTTGTAGTAGTTACTGTTCCTGCCGCTAGTGTTGAAATCTCACTAGTACCGACATTTAAGTTACCTGCTACATTTGCTGTACCACTTACTTCAACACTTGTTAAAGTACCTACAGAAGTAATGTTAGGTTGTGCCGCTGTGTAGACAGTACCTGATACAAGTGCGTTTGCTACTTGACCTGATACGTTTCCACCTGCTACTGCGTTAGCAGTCGCCGCGAATGCAACTTCACCAGTTACATTACCACCTGCGACATTAGATAAACCACCACCGTCACCAGTAAATAGTCCTGTGTTAGCAGTAAATGCGGGTGCTGTTACAGTAGAAGTAATATCTGCTGTTCCTTTTACATCAAGTCCGCCGTCTGATACGACTATTACGTCAGCAGTTCCGTTAACACCCATTGTGATGTTGCCGTCTACTGATGCAATGTCTACATTAGATGTACCATTTGCGATACCTGAAAGACTTAAGCCTGTAATGTTTGCGGCTGGGATATTTGATAGTCCAAAACCGTCACCATTAAAGATACCTGATGTTGAATCGATATTTCCTGTTGCTTCAACTACGCCTGCTGTTGTTAAGTTACCACCTGTTACATTACCAGTTGCACTTACAACACCGCCTGTTGTTAAGTTACCACCTGCTACGTTAGCAGTGAAAGTTGCTTGGCCACCTAGAACTTCATGTCCAAAAGTAATGCCTGCGTTAGTAGATTCTTCATTGATATTGTCAGTATAAACAGCGCCTGTTGAAGTCAAGTTACCAGCACTTACGTTGCCGCTAAATGCACCAGTAGTTGCACCACTTAATGCACCTGAACTTAATGTTGCTGTACCGTCTGTTAAACTACCACCAGTTACTGAACCTGTTGCTTCGACTGCACCACCTGTTGTTAAATTGCCACCGACTACGTTACCTGTAGCACTAACAACACCTGTTGTTGTTAAGTTACCACCTGCGACATTACCTGTTGCAGTTAAACTTGTACCTGTTGCCGCTCCGATGTTTGGAGTAGTTAACTGAGCAGAAGTTTTAACAACTACGTTTCCACCTTGAATATCTGTTGTTAAGTTATCAACGTTAACAGAGAATTCAGTACCTGTTAATGTAAGACCTGCACCTGCTGTGAATGATCCTGCACCTGAGAACTGAACAAAGTTAACGTCAGAAGTACCAACTGTTGTTACTGGATCTGTCATTACCCATCCAGTGTCGTTATAAATTGTACCTTGTGATACAAATGTAAAGTCACCGCCTGCCATTTCAGTCGGAGTATTAAAGTCATCTGCTCTTGTTAAGACAGTTGAACTTGTGTATACATAGATACCATTATTAGCACCTGTTGACTCGTCTTTAATTAAAATTCTATCATCTGTGCTTAAAGTTATCCCATCAATTGCTGTTAATGTTGAGCCAGAAATTGTAAGGGTCGCTCCGACACCTGATGTGCCGTTGTCATATGTTACAGTACCACCAGACATTGTTGCCAATGTATCTGTTGATGCTACGACACAAGGTGCATGAACTGCAAGTCCTTGTGCTACGTCATCTACGTACTGCTTAGTAGCGGCGTCAGTTGATGCTGTTGGAGTTCCAACTGCTTCGATTTTAAATCCACCTACGTGAACTTGACCAGTACCAGTAGGTCTGATCTCAACGTAATCATCTGATGAACCCGCTGTTAATGTTAAGTTACCTGTAGTACCAGTAACAGTCGGAGTAATTAATGCTCCTAAAGTACCTGTACCATTTGCATTAATTGTACCAATAATGTTTGCACCAGTATCAGTAATAACAGCAGTTGTGTTTCCTGCGGCTACTAAATCAACGTTACCATTATTATTAACTGTAACATTTGATGTACCGTCGATTAATGTACCTGTAAAGAATGATGCTGTTACCAAGTTACCGCCGTCTACGTTACCAGCAGTTAAGTTGCCAGTAATATCTGCGGCTCCAGCAGTTGTTAAGTTACCACCAGATACGTTACCAGTTGCGGCTACAACACCTACTGTTGTAATGTTTCCACCAATTACGTTACCTGTTGCTTCAACTACGCCTGCTGTGGTTAAGTTTCCACCAGCAACATTGCCTGTTGCGTCTACAACGCCTGCTGTAGTTAAGTTTCCGCCAATTACGTTACCTGTTACTTCTACAACACCACCTGATGTTAAGTTACCACCTGCGACATTACCTGTTGCAGTTACTACGCCTGTTGCAATGACATTACCGAGGTCTAAATTACCACTTGTCATTACTATGCCATCATCAGTGACGTTTGCTGTTAATCCACCATTGACGTTTAGTTCAATATTACCATCTGCGACTGCAATACGAACATTTGATGTACCGTTTGACACACCTGATGTGTCAATACCTGTTAATTGAGAACCATTACCATAAAAATATGATGCTGTAATGTTACCACCAGTGACAACTTGACCTGTGCCATTTGGTGTAAAGATAATGTTAGCATCTGTGTCTTGACCAGTAATAGTCTGATCAGTTATATCTAAGTTACCAATCTGTGAGTCTGGTAAGTTAGTAACACCTGTCTTACCAATGTATCTATAACCTACGATGTAAAGAACTTTACTACTTGTTAGAGCAGTCGGGATAGTTTCTCCGATAAAGTTAAGAACACCTGATTGATAGTTATAATAGAACTCACCAGTTCCACCTGATCCAGCACCAAAGATTTGAGTACCTGTTGAAGTTGGATCTGCAACTCCTGAATCATCTACATAGACTGATACTGCATAAGTAGAACCAAATTCTTGTGGGATCCAGTAAGTTAAATCAGTTTTCCATGTGGGGTAAACACCGCCAACTGGTACAGTAGTATTATCTGCTGTACACTCGACTGCATTAGATCCTGTATATGCTTGAACAATACTAGCAACGGCTGCCGCTGTTCCTGGGATCTGATCAGCCTGTGACCATAGTGTATCACCACGATTTAGTAATGGGCTAGCAATAGCCTCGTTACTTGGACTTTTATTAGATTCTGTGTCAGTTTTAGTGACACCAAATGCCTGTTTATAAAGTAGGTCGACTTTTTGTGAAATAGGTATACTCATTTTTAGTTACTCGCAGATTCTAGTGATAAGGCTGTTATCGATTGACCACTCTCTAACTTGATACGAACATAAATTTCATTAGTTGCTGTACTAGATGAACTTACTGTACCAAAAGTAGCAGTTGTTGATTTATTTGTTTGAGCAGATCCTGTAGGTATAACGCCGCCTAACGCACACCCGTTTGAACCATTACCACCAGAGCCTGTATTAGCACCGGGGACACCTGCTCCCGCGTAAGATGTTGCCATGTCAACCCAACCGTTCAATGAAGATGCTGAGTCAATTGTACTGCCGGGTACTGCTACCCAACAACCTGCCAACGTTCCAGTAAATTTAACATCAAACTTCGATGTTGATGTTCTTACAAATTTGAATGTAAAGTATTGGTCACCTGATCTACCTGCTGATAAGTCAGGTCCTGCTGGTAAATAACCAGAAGAATAATCTGTCTCGTCATGGCTTAGTAAATCTCCGACAACTGTTGCATCATAAGTCTGTAATGTTGAAGTTTCACTGTTAAACACAGTTGCACTTGCAGAGAATGAAGGTGTATCACCTGAACCTGGGTTTTCAATACGTTGTGCTAACCCTGATCCTGAACCAATTGATGAACCAATATACACGTTTGCTTCTTCGATTCTGCTTGAAGAAGATGAAGTACCTGTCTTATAAAGTACTGTGCCTCCAGGAGAGAATGATTGTACTCCTGTTGAATAAGAGTTAAAGACAGAGACTGATGGACCCGATGTACTTGAACCAAATCCTGAAATGATAGAAGAAGTAGTTGTAACTGCTTGACTTCCTGATGCTACGTGTAACTGAGCCGCTAATGGAGTTGTCACTCCAGCAGTTGAATATGTTACACTACTTGGTGATGAGAAAGCACCACCTGATGATCCTGTAACAAACGTATCACTTGTTGGATACATGTTACCTGATAATCTGTTTACATTAAATGCTACAGCAAAATCATTTGTGTTGTTATAGTGAGGTACAGTTGAACTGTATGTATAACTAGGTGCACCTGGTGCAGTAAATGATGTTGATGTAAACTGAGGTGTACCAGGATTCGATGAATCATAGTACCAAGTTTCTTTGTTTGTAGATGTTGTTGCAGTATCATCAATTAATACTTCGTTCCAACCATCTGATACAGAACCTGATGCGTCTGCTGTAAAGACTGACCAGAAGCCTGCCGCTACATTTGAATTTACAGAGTTATAGTCTACGTTATTTGAAATAATCAAGTCACTGTAAGTTCCGTTACCGTCTAAAGAAGTAGTTAAAGTTCTGCTACCTGCTGATGCACCGTTCTTTTGAACAGAAATCGTTCCGTTGTCACCAGGGCCAGTGTTTGTAATCGCATTAACATTGTATGATGATGCTCTACGTGTTTTAGATACTGTTGTACCTGCTGCCACTGCCGCTGATCCGCCTGCTGTGTTGTCAGGCTGAGTGAAGCCATCTGCCATTCTGTATGAAGATGTACTTGCAATAGTAATGCTTTGTCCGCCCGGGAAGTTATCTGGGCTTTCAGGAACTAATTTTCCTAATACTTCATTCAACTGTGCAATCGAATTGGAGACCGACGATGAAGTTGTTAAAGTTAAAGCATTAGATGTTAGATTTCCTTGAGTAGGTGTTCCTAATGCAACATCAATTGCACCAGTAGTACTAGGTACAGTAACAATACCTGTTACGTTTAATGTACCATCGATGTTTGCTCCAGTAGCGGTAATGTTTGCTGTTAGTCCACCGTCAACATTTAATTCAATGTTGCCGTCTGCGGCTGGTATACGAACATTTGATGTTCCGTTTTGAATGCCTGTAGCATCAATACCTGTTAATGCTGAACCGTCACCATAGTACTTACCAGTTGTTAGATTAACATTACCAGAAACATCTAAATTAGATGTAGCCGTATCAAATGTTAAGTCTGCTGATGCACCGAAGTTCTGCTGATTATTGAACTGAATTTCTGTGTTTGATCCTGCTGGTTCTTGTAAGTCCCAAGGTACGCCGTTTGCGTAATATAAGTTATCGGTCAATACACCCAATGCCGCAATATTTGCTGTAAACGTTGCGCCGTTTGTTGTGATATAACCGTTCGATAAAATTATGTTGGCCGGGGTTTCTCCTACTGAAAATCCCGCAACCGAGTTAAATGCTTTGATTGCCATGGTTTGGTCTCCGTAAACTATAGTTGTATTTATATGTTTCCGCAAAAAATAACTGCTAACTAATGGTTTTTTGCGATTATTTTTTTATTATTTTTTTAAGAGGAATATTCCTCTAATAAAATTTTATAAGTTGTTTCGTTTGTTGTGGCTGGGGTAGCATAAAGTACTACTTGAGCATCTCTAAATGCATCTCCCGGCACATAAGTTACTTCAAAATCAGCAAGTAATGATCCTACAGAGATAGTTGCATATTCTATGTAGTTAACTGTTGTTCCATATACTGCTGTTGTTAATTTTGTAGTTTGTCTGGATGAATTTGCAGGATCTGTAGCAACAATAGTATAATCAATTGCTGATACTGTATCTGCTTCTGTTGCACATATTTCAACTGCGGAAGTAGTGGTTGTTACACCGTTTTTAACTTTAGTAGTTCTAAATGAATATGCTCCTGAACCTACTGTTAAATTATTTGCGACAAACTCTCCTGCCATTGTTGCTTTGTTTAATGTGCTGTCATAAACAAAGTTAGCAGAACCGCCGAATGCACCTTGATTGTTAAACTGCATTTGTGTGTTGGCTCCGCCTGGGGTGCCTCCACCGCCGCCACCTGATTGAATTGTCCAAGAAAGATTACCTGCACCATCTGTGGCTAATACATATCCGTTAAGTCCGCCGTCAATATGTAAGTTTGCTATAGGTAAATTAACATTAGGTGATGTTATTGCGTTTATATTTGATGAGACTGTAACATTACTTAACGTACTAAAATTGACAGGGCCTGAAAATGTCGTGTCATCTGTAACTGCTAAATTACTAACACCTATATTACCTGTTACAGACAATCCTCCGCTTATCTGTAAGCCAGTTAATGTTCCTACTGATGTAATGTTTGGCTGTGCGCCAACTGTAACGTTGCCGGCATAGTTAGCAAAGTTTGCACTTGCTCCTGCTGATATATCTGCAAAGATACCATTAGCATATAAAACTTTATTGTCTTCACCAGTAAGATTAACTGATGATATGTTTCCAATACCTACAATATTAGAATATGTTAGATTAGAAAGGTTACCTGCTTCACCTTCAATATGTATTGCTGATAGTAAATCATCGTCTACATCATATGTAAATCCTGCATCTCCTGCAAATGAACCAGCACTATTGAACTGTACCTGCATGTTGGCGCCACCTGGTGATCCGTTTCCGCCACCATTACCTGTTTGGGCTGTCCAACTTAATCCGCCTGCACCGTCTGTTTGTAAAACATATCCGTTTGTTCCACCTAGTATTGTTACTGTTTCAACATCTCCTAATAGTGTATTGCCTGTTACTGTAAGATTTTCTGAGATCAATGTTCCAGCACTAGAATCAAATACTAAATTTGGACTAGCACCAAAATTACCATCGTTGTTGAATTGAACTTCAGTGTTTGATCCTGCAGGATCACTTGTGAATGGTTGACCATTAGAAAAATAATAATTATTTGCGTAAACACTGTTAGATGTCACGTTTCCTTGAGGATAGTTATGATTAGTAACTACATTGCCATTTGCGGCAATTACGTCTATCCCGGGTAATCCTACTGAATAACCAGTTAGTGAATTAAATTTGTCTGCGGCCATGTATAAGTTCCATTAGTTATGTACTGTATTTATGCTGATATAATAAAAATGATCTCATAAAAAAGAACCCAATGAATCTTTTTAATAAATAAAATTATGCTTACAAGACAACCAGCAAGACCAAAATGTGCTAACTGCAACATATCTTTTGCTAAACCAAACGGTGTTAGCAAACACGGCTTTCAAAAATGGCACAAATATTGTACAGATTGTGCTAAAGCAATCTATAATAAAAAGATACCAATGAAAAATACTATGTGTATTGAATGTGGTTTTGTACCAGAAGATTTGATTCAGTTAGACATTGCTTACAGAGATTTTGATCCTAACAACAAAGCAAAAGAAAATATATTGACAATCTGTGCTAACTGTAGTAGACTACGCAACAAGAAGTTACGAGAGGGTAAAAAGCAAATGGAGATGTCTGTAGACTCTACGATTCGTATTTAATTTCTTCTATCTTATTATACCAGTGATTATAATATACAGAGAGTTTGTCTCTATCATAACCTTTGATATTTAATATATCATACATTTCTTTGACTGCATCTAACGTTTCAGTTTCAGACTCATACTTTCGCACATCAAATTCATACACGACATTAGGCAATGCTCTCATTTCTGCTATATTATCTTCGTAGTCAACAAGTCTGTCATAAAAAACACTGATTTTAGGATCGTTCTTTGCTCTTTTTTCAACATATCCATGAGGATGAGTAAACAATATAATGTTTGCGTTTTTCCAAATCTTTTTGATTTCAATAACTTCTGGATTGAAGTGTGATGCTATAAAAAATTTATAATCACTATAAGAGACATCTTTGACATAACTATGATATGATATACCTCTCCAAGGATCAATATAATCTTTTTTATCGAAACCAAAAAATTTATTATCGGATATATTAAGATCAGTCCAAAAAACTCCTTTTTCAATTTCATCTATTTGACCTAACAAATAGTTTAATTTATCATCAGGAGACAACTCTCCCCTAAGTTGTGCTTCAGTCATTTCTTTGTGACCGAACAACCCATGATCAGATAGACTCAGACAATTAGCCATGAATTTGCCACCTGAATAATTATGATACCAAATTATAGTTAAGTTGTCTGTTTCTAAGTTACAGTCTTCTGGGCGACATCTGGCCATTAAAGTACTTCGCCGTCTTCCCCTCGACCATCTCCGTGACCGTTAAGTTGCGTTAATTGATCTTGTAGTTCTTTATATGTATCTGCTTCGTTTTCACTAACAACAGGTGGTTCGTTGATTGGTTCAATACTAGGATCTACGTCACCTGGATTTTCGATTGTTCCTACTTCTCCTACAATTTCATCTGCTGAAATGTTTAAAGGTACAGTAGTAGATGCTTCTTTCTTTTCATACTCTACGTTTTCTGCAAAGTCTTCCCAATAGATAGAGTCTAATTGATCTTCATCATATTTGTCATAACTATCATGCCATCTTCTATTCATCCAGCCTACTTCTGCATAATAAGCCTTACCGATGCTATCAGAATAATCATATTCACATTCTAGTTCTTTACCATCATAGTAAACTCTATCAATAAATTCTCCCATATTAGTTTCAACGATACCATATGTGAATTTATATTTGTCGAATGGTTCACCTTCTGTTTCTATAAACCAGCAACCAAAATTACCTTTCTCAGAACTGTGAAAACTTAGCACAGGAACATAATCATCTTTTTCTTTGTCAATATCGTCCCAATCAGGCTCACTGTTTTGTGAATATGCTTCTCTACCATAAAGACATGCTACTGGCTCAAAATCAGTTTCAGTTTCTGAGTATGCATATTTGTCATCTTCATTGGTTACTTCAGTAACAATAAATCCACTGTCTGCATATGCTGAATTAAGATGTTCTATGTCATCGCATTCCCACATATAGTAACCCTCATAAGGAAGTGTTCCTTTAAAGTCCTCTTCATCAGCACTAGTGCAGGTATTAATGAGTTCTTCTTGGTCTTCTTCTAGCATTACCGAGACAAATTCTTCGTCTACTGTGCCTATTACTGTTTCTCCGCCGTATCTGCCGGCTTCAATTCTAAAGATTCTTTTTGCCATATATGTTCTCCAAACTTATCTTACTATTATACAACCTTTGGTTAATATTGTCAAGTATTTACTACAAAAAAGGGCAACCACAAAAAAAGGAAGAGCCTAATGACTCTTCCTTAAAACTTATAATAAGTTGATTATATAATAATCGGCTTATTGGAAAGTTAAGTTTTGAACTGCGATTTCACCAACGTAGTCAGCCGCGTTACCGAATGAAGATGCAGTGTTAGTTAACTCTACATATCCGTAACGTGTCATAAATGAAACGACTGGTTCGAATGTTGATGGATCTAGTACAACACCACTGCTCATTAATGGAATGTATGGGCAGTAGAATGCCGCCGCATCAGTCTCAGATGATCCTTTGTATCCAACTAATACTGCTTGAGTATCAGGAGCATATGAATCAACGAAAACACGCATAGCGCCGTTCAACGTACCAACAAACTTAGTGTTAGTAGGTGCTTCAAAAGTACCTTCAGTTGTACGTGCAAATGCTGATGTAGTAGCAGATTGTAATACAGTTAATGCGGCAGAAGAAACAACAGCCCAGTTACCTGCGCCTCTACGTGTTCTTTGTGCAATCAAGTTTGCAACTCTGTTGATTAGAACTGCTAATGCGGCATGTTCGTCACCAACGTAAGTAGCAGTACCTGATACCGCTGCCTGGTTATATGTGAACTCAGTTGCTGCCAATGTTCTAAGAGATAGTAAAATCTCCTGATCAATTTCAGCAGTGATTTCTTGTGCTAAAGCGGCCATGATTTCTGCTTCAACATCGATTCCGTGTTGAGACTGAGCATCCTGAGCGGCTTCAAAAGTCCAACGTGCTTGTAACTTACGTGACTTGGCTTCTACAGCCTGTCTTAAGATTTGCACACTGATTTGCTTACCACCGTTACCTTCTAAAGTTGCTGTATCAGCACCTGTGTAAGAGTTCGCAGTCGCAGTTGCTTGGGCTGTACGTGAGTACGCCTGTGCGATTTTGAATGGTGATAATGCTTCTTCACCAGCAGTTACAGAAGTAGCGGCTGCTGAATTGTCAGTCAATGACTGAGCATAACGTACACGTAAAGTGTGAATCTGTCCAACAGGACCAGTCATTGGCTGAACGCCGACTAGTTCGTTAGCAATAACAGTAGGCATAACCCTACGAATTACTGGTAAAATCACACGGTTAAGTGTAGCAATATTTCCTGCAGAGGTACTACCTGCGGTAGCATTCTCATTTAAGAGACCTTTGCGAGTGTTTTCAAGGATAACACCCATTGTTGATCGGCGAGTGCCTTTTAAGCCTTCTAACAGGGCGTCTTTTGTCTCGTCCCAACGGCTTTCTAAGAGTACTTGTGACATGGTTATTTTCTCCTAAATTTCTATGTCTAGTTTATATATTAAAGCCCTGCCAGGCGCTTAAGATCGATAACATTGCTGTCATCTACCTCAACCTCTTGTTCTTTCTTGGCAGATTTATTACCTGTTTGTGCAGTTGAAACAGATTCAGTAAGAGGAGCCTTTTCAGATTTCTCTTTGGTACTTCCTTCGTTCAATACTGCTGGTAAATACTTATCAAATGCGTTCTTCAGTTTTGGCGTCTGAACACTTTCTAATAAAGATCGCATTACTTGAGCCTTCTCTTTGTTTAAAGATGACACTAAACTGTCTAAAGTCTTTTCACGTTGAGTAGATTCTTTAATAATGTTAACTTCACGTTCTTTTGATTCAATGAGTTCTTGTGCTTTCGCAAGTTGAACCCTTGATTCTGCTAGTTCTTGTTCTTTGTCGTTCAAGTCAGAAACAATCTTACGTGTTTCAGCCTTATCATTAAGATAAGTTGTGCTGAATTCACCTGCAAATGTTTCAAAAATCTTACGACCGAAGTTATTCTCCCTAGCAATTTGAATATCTTCCTTAAGTTGTGATAATTCACCTTTTAGATGAGATGAAACAGACTTACTCAATCTTGAGGCACTTTCAGAAATAAACTTCTCTTTCAATGCTTCTAATTGTGTACGACCTTCAGCAACTAACTTGACTCGTTGTTCTACCACTGCTTGTCTATCCTGAGCAAATTCTTTGATCTCTCTAGCCAATGCATGAGTGATAAACTTTTGAAGTTTATCTTGGTTTTCCAACTGAACCTTACGGTCTGCACGTAGTTCTTTAATTTCTTCTGCTAACTTAGTTACCATAAAGTTATTAAATTTCTTTGCACTTTCCTTAAGTTTCATTTTTGCTTTTACGCGGTCTTCGTTAATTGCAGTCTTCTCCTCATGAAATTCTTTAATTTCTTCTGAGAGAGATTCTGTAATCATCTTATCCAGGGCTTCAACCATCACACTTCTGTCATGTTCGTATCTTTGTGCGAACTCATTTCTAAGTTCACCACGAACTTGATCTTTAGCCTCAGTTAACTTAGATTCCCAAGTGCTTTCTAATTCACCTGCGACATCTTCGTTAATAAGACCTGAATCAATTAATGGTTTGATAGCATCTAACATGCTGTTTTCCCCTCTATTTTAGTCGATTTTTAAATCTTTGATAAGACGAGTTACCTCGTCCTTCAAAAACCGTTCTACTTGTTTATTGCCTCTTGCTTCTCTTGCAACTTCTAAAACTTTATG